CGACGCTCTCTAAGGTGAGTAGCGCACGTTCGCCGTTCGCGAATCGCGACTCTCTCTTGTGGGTATACGGCAACTCAGCCCGGCAGCACTGGCCACTCGGCTTCCGGTCGCATCACCACCGAGCGGCTCGCCGCGTCCCAGTAACCACGGCCCTTGTTAAGCGCGTCGGCGTCTGCGTCCGAGAGCGGGACGGCGACGAACTCCGCAGGCATCGGGTCGGCAATCACGGTGCCAAACGAATAGGCTTCGCCCGTCTCGGAGTCGATGACTGCGTACCACTCAGGCATAAGGCACCGCGATGATGTTGCAACCGTACTGCCCTGGGTTGGATGGGATGTTGTGCTTCACGGCAAGCCGCGTCCCGGCAGGGATCGGGCCGCAGTGGTAATTGATCGAAGGCCCGTTGACTCCGTTAAGCTCCTCGTTCGTTGTCGTCCTTGCGGCGACCTCGCCGACTTCCACTTCCGAGCCCGATGGGCCAATTCCGAGAACTAGCCTTATCGGGTTGATGTTGGCCGTGTCCGCGCCATGTATTGTCGGCATCAAAAAAAGGCTTTGGTATGGCTTGGAGGTGGCGGCGACGACTTCCGACCAACTTCCAGAGGCACCGGAAAGAGCCGTCCCTTGCGATGTGGACGGGTTGACGCCGAGAACCTCCACTGATCGCGGCGTGACGGCGTATGCAGCCGGGCCTGTCGAAAGAAGCCACGTTTGCGGATAGCGCTGCGATAGCGAAGTACGCGCCACCTTGACTTGCACGGCCACGCGGCTTCCGGCTGGAATCGCAACCGGAATGATGATTCCGTAGCCTCCAGGGGCCGAGCCTCCAGTAGCCAAGTCAGGCACGATTACCGTCTCACTACCGGCCGCGCCTACGCCGATGTTCCACATAACGGCGTTGTCCACGCCAGGAGACGGCGCTGCCTGCCCGTCAAACCAAATCATCCCGACATTGGCCGCTGTGCTTGCGGTAATTTGCGTCCACGCGCCGTAAACGTGCGCGCTTGCGCCAATGTTCGCACCGACAAAGGAGTGTTGGAAAACTACGGTCGGCCTTGCCGCCGCATACCACGGCACATTCCGCAGCAGCTTCAGGCTGCGGCCTGCCTGCGCGATGCCTGCCGGGAACTTTATGCTCATGTGATCTCCACGCCAAACAGCGAAAACGCCACGTTGGCCGTGCCTGCTCGCACCGTCACTACGTCCGTCGCGGCGAGCGATACCCCGAGGGTTAGATGGATCGAATCGTTCCCGATGAGCGGAACGTCAAACGCGATGTAATGCGAGTTGGCAATTGCGGCACCAGCGGGCCGCACCGCCACGCGGAACGTCGTCGCCGTGGCCGACAGATTCGCAATCGACAGCGTGGAGGCAATCGTCTGCGTCGCGGACGGAACCGTGTAGAGGTCGGTGTTTGTGGTGGCCGATGGGTTTGACTGGCCCAAAACCCTATGCGTCTGTGGCATCACATGCCCCCAAGAAGAAACGGATGAAAGATCATGTTTCGGACAGCGTTTGCAAGATCGGCCTCAACGACCGACCCAGCGTTGATCGTCCAAGTGGCCCCGCTGCCGGAAACCGTGATGTCGCCCTTGTTGCCGTTGCTGGCGAGGCGGGTGTCGGCGGTCAGCACGACGTTGGCCGACAGGCGGGCGTCGGCCAGCGTGCCGCTCTGGATGTCCAGTGCGCTATGCGTATGAGAGACGGCAGCCGCCCCGATGTCGGCCGGGCTCAATGCGTCCGAGCCGCCCGTCGAGTGCGAAGCCTTGTGGGCCGCCAGGGCAAGCGAGCCGCTCGAAGTCGTCAGCCCCGCGCCGATGGACAGGGCGACGGTCTTCGTGCCAGCGTCATAGGTGACGGGAGCCGTCGCGGCAGCCACGCCGCTATCGCCCGTGTCGCCCTTTGGTCCAGTGGCTCCCGTCGCTCCAGCGGCCCCGGTCGCGCCGGTGGCACCGGTTGCCCCCGCTGGTCCTTGCGGGCCGGTGTCGCCTTGATCGCCCTTCGGGCCTTGTGGTCCCGTGGCACCTTGCGGGCCTTGCGGTCCAACGTCGCCAGTGTCTCCCTTCGGCCCTTGCGCGCCGGTAGCCCCGGTCGCACCAGTGGCACCCGTCGCGCCGGTCGGGCCTGCGACACCTTGCGGTCCCTGTGGGCCGGTCGGGCCTGCTGGGCCTTGGTCGCCCGCGTCACCCTTTGGCCCTTGTGATCCTGTTGGGCCCGCTGGGCCTGTCGCGCCCGCTGGACCTGCCGGGCCTTGGTCGCCAGTATCGCCTTTCGCGCCCTGCGGGCCGGTGGCACCAGTTGCACCAGTTGCACCTGCGGGACCAGTCGCCCCCTGCGTACCTTGAGGACCGGATGGGCCTTGCGGGCCAGCCGGGCCGGTCGCACCAGGAGCCCCCGCCGGGCCAACCGGACCCTGCGGGCCGGCGACGCCGTTGGCAGCGAAGTACGCCCCGATCTGCTGGACGCTCGTCCTCTTCGTGGCGCTGTTGCTCGACACGATGAGCAGGTCGGTCCCTGCAACAGTCGTGACGGCGGGCAATTCGCTGACGCGCTTCTGGAGTGCCATGTGGTCCCTTAGTCGACTGCCAGCGGAATAACGATTTCGTCGCCCTGCTCGGTCACGATAAACGTGATGTCGCGGTCGATTTGCTTCGTATGAATGCGGAGGATCGTTTGGAACGCATCGGCGTAGTGGAAGATCGGCACGCCACGCGGGGCCGTCACTTCGTACAACGTCGCCACGCCGTCAAGCGTCTCGAAGATGATGTCGCCACGCCTCGGCTCGCCATACGGGAGCTCGTCCGTCTTCACGAGGTAGTCGCGGCTCTCCCAGGCTTCGATCACGCCGTTTTGCCCCTGAGCCTCAAACGTCGAGCGGCTGATCGAGGCGACCATTTGGGCCGTGTTGCTTCCCCGCCGATAGGCACAGAGCGTCCCCGCCGACTGCTTGAGTTGGTTGGCGAGCCACGCTGAACCGGAGCGGAGAAGGTCGGCCATTGGGTTTCCTCAAGACAGCCACCGCCGCAACGCCCCGGCGGCGCGCTGGAGGTGATAGCGCACCTGCCGGGGGTTGCGGTGTGGACTCGCGTGCTCAACCGATGTTGATGAGCACCTGGACGCTCGCGTCGCCAGACGCAGCCGCCTTCGCAGCCTTGCCAGCACGCTTGTTGTTGGTCGCGGTCGTCGTGATGTTGCCAGCGGTCGCGTCCCAGTAGACGAGAGCACCCTGGTTGATCGCGCCGGTCGCCTTGGGCATCGACCAGACGCCGTCGACAGAAACCGCACCGAGAGCGTTGGCAGCGATGGCACGGGGAGCCACGCACACCAGGTCGTTGAGCACGACCACGTCGCCAGCCGCCACGGCGGCGGACGGCGTGTAGTCGATGAGGCAGTCGCCTTGAACGTAAGAAGCCATTGAGATCACCTGCTTTCTGAGGAATGGGTTTGGTGGAATCATGCCGCCGGGCGGGAGGTGGCCCCCGCCCGGCGGTCACGGTTTGTCAGACTAGGTCGCGTCGCCCTTCACGGAGGCGAGGTATTCGGCCTTGGCGACGCCAAAGTCGAAGTAGCCACGCATCTGCACGCCGAGCGTGTTGAAGTCGGCTTCCGCCGTCTCCACCACCGGGCTCTGCACGCCGTTGAGGAACGCCACTTCCATCGCCGGCAGGTCAGCCGGGTTGGCGACGAGGTAGTAATCCTCAGCGCTCGTCAGGTACGAGGTCGAGACGACCTGGTAGCGACCGGCGAGCACGTTCACGTTGGGACCAGCGGACGAACCGCCGACGAGCAGGGCAGAGCCCATGATCTCGGCAGCCGCGATCTCAAGGTCCGCTGGCACGAGCAGGATGCGGGGATCAACCGCAACCGGGTTGCCGTCAGGATCCTTGAGCTTGCGGAACTTCGTCGCGAGCTTCTTCAGGTTGGCGAGCGAGAGCGCGCCAGCCGTCGACTCCAGGTTGCCCCGACCCGACGTGTACCACGAGCCGTGGCCCGCCTGGAACTCAGTCCAGAAGGCGTCGTTCAGGGCGAGAGCGCCACCACGACCGATCCGCTGCGGGACAGCGGTCAGCGCGCCGAGATCATCGTTGATGAGGTCGGTGCGGGTCACGCTCGTCATGATGCCGTAGGTGTCGGCCGAGATCGTGCGGCTCTCGTCGCTCGCAGCGGCGTTCTTGAGCTCGCCACCGTTGGCGACCTTCTCGAACTTCATGCCGCCGTTGAGCCGGTAGCTGGTCATCGTCTTGAAGTCGTTGACCGAGCGCACCGAAGAGATCGAACGCCACGAGCTCTCGACGCCGTTGAAACCGGCGAGGAGGAACTTGTTGACCGTCGACGACAGGATGCCGGCGATCGAGTGGGTCGCCCACGCGGCCTGCATGATGGGACGCAGCGTCGAGGCGGTCAGGCGGCGCGGGCCGTCGTAACCGTTGGCCTCGGCCGCAGCGACCAGCACTTCGCCGAGGCTCGTCGACCGCTGCACCTTGGCAGCCGCTTCGAGGGTCTTGGCGTCGTAGAACTTCTCGATCTGCGGGAGGCCGCCCTGGAGGGCGAAGGACGCTTCGATCACGGCCGCCTGGTTCTCAGGAGCCTTGGAGACGTGAACGGCCGGAGCCGCCGGGCGCTCGTCGCGGGTAGCGGTGAGCTTTTCCATGTTGGAAACCTTCTGGGTAAGGGCTTCGATCTGTGCCTTGAGCTCGTCGCTCGAACCGGCTTCGACCTTGGGGGCTTCCACGGCGACGCTCGCCGGGGCTTCCACCGCAGCAGCCACGACGGGCTCCTCGATGGGCGTTTCGCTGGCGTCGTGCGCCATAGAAGACTCCTCTGCCACCTCTTCGGCGGCGATTGAGACAGCCGTGCTGCGATCCGCCCCGAGCGTCACGAATGACGTTTCGCGGAGAGTCGACGCACGGACGATGCGAACAGGCCCAACGTGGGACTGCCCGTTTGCGGTGGTGGCTTGGTCTTCGCCGAACTTCAGATGCCGACCGACATCGGCACCGACGCTGGCTTGCCACTGGTAGCCCTTCTCAGCGAGGGCGAGCACTTGGCGAGCGTTCTCGCTGTCGGCGAGGATCTCGCCTTCGACGATGAGTTGACCGCCCTGCACGCTCGGCACGCCTTGCCCGAGGATCGAACCAAGGGCGTAGTCGTGGCCGATCACAATCGGGATCGTGCTTGGGAGCGTCATGCCCGCGAGGTCGATCACGACCGGCTCGCGGCTCCAGCCCTGCCGAATCGGCGCGCCGGTGTAGGCCACGATGCGGAACTTCTTCGGCCCCGGCGCGGACTCGCCGTCAGCCGCCTGGAGAAACGTCACCTGACTATCGAGCTTGATGCTGCTCATAGGAACTCCACGAGGTCGAATGTGTCGTCGAGATCGTCGTATTCGTTCATGCGTCGGCCCCCTCTGGGTCGCCGTTCTCGTCGAGCGTGCCGCCGTAATTCACTTCCGGCGTGAAGTCGACGAAGAGACCAAGCTCCTTCTGGAGAGCGATCTCGGCTGCCCGCTGCCGCAACTCAACGTCCCACCGCTTGCCCTGCCGGGCGTATTCGGCGGAGAGCGTCGTCGTGTGCGTCCTCAACCTTGTCTCGGCGGCGTTGGCTTCCTTCGCCGGGTCGACGTGATCCTTACCGTCCCACACCCAGCCCCAATTCCATTCGGAGAACGGCGGCATCCCGGCAGGCAGCAGGCCCGCAAGCGAGGCTTCGTTGACCCATGCCGAGAGCAGACGATCGAGCATCGTCCGCTCCAGTTGGTCACGCTCTACGCGCTGCGTCATCGCATAGACCTGGTGGTCCATGCGACCGCTGGCGTAGTTGTAGGACGACGAATTCAGAGCCCCGACGTTGAATGGAATCTGAAGGCAGCGAAAGATTTCGTTGAGGATCTCGGTCTTGAAATCCTTGTATGTGCTCGTCGG